GAGGTCAGCTTCGGCGGCATCACGTTCCGGCGCTACCGCGGCGGCGCGGGCTTCGGCGTGCCGACCGACAAGGCCTATCTCTATCCCGAGGGCGTCGAGGGCCTCTTCGAGATCTACCACGCCCCGGCCGACACCTTCGAGACGGTGAACACCCTCGGCCTGCCGCTCTACGCCCGCACCATCCCCGACCGGGATCGCGACGAATGGGTGCGGCTCGAGATCGAGTCGAACCCGCTGCCGATCTGCACCCGCCCGCAGGTGCTGCGCAGCGCAAGGCGGACGTGATGTCCGCCCTCGCGACCGCCCTCGATGCGCTCTTCGCCGACGGAAACATCGGGCGGGATGCGGTCTACACGCCCGCCGCCGGGATCCCGTTCCCGGTGCGGGTGATCGCGCGGCGGGGCGATCTGGTCTCGGAGTTCGCCGAGCGCCGGGTCGCCGCGGCCACGGTGGTGCTGGATCTGCGCCTGAGCGAGGTGCCGGACCCGCGGGCGGGCGACCGGATCGAGCTTGGGGGCGAGGTGCTCACCGTCCAGGGCGCGCCGATCCGCGACAGCGAGCGGCTGGTCTGGACCCTCGACACCCGGCCGGCATGAGGAGGCCGATATGCACCTGCGAGCCGCCATCCGCGGTGATCTCGAGCGGATCATGGCCGAGGAGCTGGCGATCGCCGCGGCGGGTGTCACCGCTGGGGTGGCGGCGGCCGCGGCGGGGCTGAAGGCCGAGCTTCGGCGCCAGGTCACCGCATCGGGGCTCGGCGCGCGGCTGGCGAAGAGCTGGCGCAGCAGCGTCTATCCCGCGCGGGGCACCAGTCTCGGGGCGGCCGGGGTGGTCTGGTCGAAGGCGCCGCATATCGTGCGGGCCTTCGACGAGGGGGCGCTGATCCGGAGCCGCTCCGGGCTCTGGCTGGCGATCCCGACTTCCAATGCCCCGAAGAAGGGCCTTGGCGGCAAGCGGATCAGTCCGGCCAATTTTCCCGAGCACCGCTATGGGCGGCTGCGCTTCGTCTGGCGCCCGCGCGGGCCGTCGCTGCTCGTGGTCGACGACGTGCGCGTCGGCGCCTCCGGCCGGGTCGGGCGCCGGGCAAAGGATCCGCGGCTGAAGTCGGGCGCGTTGCGCAAGGGACTGGCCACGGTGGCGATGTTCCTGCTGGTGCCCCAGGTGCGGTTGCGCAAGCGCCTCGACATCGCAGGCGCGGCGGCGCACTGGGAGCGCCGCCTGGCCGCCCTGATCACCGGCGAAATGGTCCGGCTCGAGAGGGCCGGAGAGCGGCAGTGACCACAAGGCGGGAGACCGCGATCGCGGCGGTGTTCGCCAGGCTGCAGGGTCTCGCCACGGCGGCGGGCCCCAGCGTCACCCGGAGCGAGGTGCTGCCCGAGCACTGCCCGGCGGGCGGGCTGGTCAACCTGCGCGAGGGCGAGCCCGAGCTCATCGACGAGACCCTCGGCGTGGTGACGCTGCATTTCTCGGAGGAGCTGCAGTTCGAGCTGATCGTCGCGGGCGCGGATGGCCCGGCGCGGGCGGCGGCGCTCGATACGCTGGCCACGGCCCTGGCGGCGGCGCTCGACCTCGACCCGGACGCGGGCGGCGATCCGACGATGGGTGGCGCCATGGACCACGCGCGGCTCATGCCGCTGCGCTCGGTCGAGGATCTGCCGGTCGCCGGCGCCGCGGCCCTGAAGGCGGCGATCCTGCCGCTCGGGATCGATTATGTGACCGGACCAAACCCGATGGAGGATGTCTGATATGGCAACTGCCTATGGCCGCGACGCCGTCCTGATGATGCGGCGCCAGGCGGATTTCGACAACCCGGAGGCGGCCGCGCCGCCGGGATACGTCAGGCTGCCCTATTACGAGGCGACGCTGGGCTCGCGCCGCGAGCAGGGCACCGATCCGGCACTCCCCGATGGCCGGCTGCCGGCGGTGATCGACCGCGGGCTGAGGACGGCGGACGGCAACCTCGTCGTGCCGCTGCACCTCGCCTCGATCGGCTGGCACCTGTTCGGTCTGCTCGGCGCACCGGTCACCACCGGCGCCGGGCCCTACACCCATACGTTCTCGGCGCAAGACACCGACGCCCCGGTGTTCCACAGCTTCGGCATCAGTCACGCCAGGATCGGGGTGCATTTCGGGTATCATGGCTTCGCCTACAACACGCTGCAGGTCTCGGCCGCGAAGCAGTCACCCCGCCAGCGCATGACCTTCGGCCTCTTGGGGAAGGCGGAGGTGAAGCTCGGGGCGACGCTGGACGCAAGCCCCGTCGCCGAGACCTCCGACCCGGTGGCGCAGAGCTGGACCGGCGAGGTGCTGAAGGACGGCGCGCCCATCGGCGCCGTGACGAGCATGGAGTTCAACTACGCAAACGGTCACGAGCCCGACCAGGAGACAATTACGGGCGACGCGAACCCCGCCGGCATCGACGAGGGACGGATCGCGCTCTCGGGGTCGCTGACCACCCGCTTCGTCGATGCGATGTGGTACGACCTGGCCAGGGCCGGCACGCTCTTCGATCTCGCCATGCGCTGGGCGGTCGGCGCGGACTCGCTGGCCCTGACCGCCCACAACGTCCAGCTGGCCGAGGACCGGGTGCCGGTCCAGGGCGGCGGCGGGCCGATCACCACCAGCTGGTCCTTCCAGGCCGACAGGCCGGATCCCGGCACACCGCCCTTCCGGACGGTGCTGGTGAACGGGCGCGCCGACTACGCGATGCCGGTCTGATCATGGCGATTTCCCTGAGGAAGGCGCTGACCGAGGAACGCAGCCTGGATCTGGGCCGCGGTGTCACCGTCCGCGTGAAGCCGGTCGGGTTCGCCAGGTTCGCGCGGCTGAACGCGGAATCGCTGATGCGCGCCCAGGCCGAGCTGGCGGCGGCGGGCGCGGGCGAGCCATCGTCCGGCGCCGTCGCCGTCCTGAGCCAGAAGCACCTGGATGCGGCGCTGATCGTCGAGTCGATCACCGGCTGGGACGGCGTCGAGGGCGAGGATGGCCTGCCGGCCCCGGTCACCGCCGAGGCCTGGGCGCTGTTCGCGGATCTCTGCCCCGATCTCGCCTCGATCGTGGTCGCCGAGATCCGCCACCCCGGGATCCTGGCGGTCTATGAGGGAAACGCATCCGCGCCCTCGCCGAATGGCGCGCCGGCGGGGGCGCGGAACATTGCCGCGGCTGCGCCGAATTTGCCGGCGACCCGCGCTTCACCTGCTCCCGGTACGGCGGCGCGGGCGCGTGCCCCGAGGAAGAACACCGACCGGTCACCGGGGAAGGGCGCGACTTCGCCGAGGCCGTGAGGCTGGCGGAGGGGCAGCTGCGCTTCACCGGGATGGGCGGTGTCGCGGGCATGGACCTGCCGGCGGTGATCGAGGTGGTCGCCGCCGCCGGCGTCGACCGGGCGAGCGCCTGGGTGCTGGCGCCCTGGTACGAGCAGGGCATGGTCGCCGGCTTCAACACCCGGCGCGGCCAGGGAGGGCGATGACATGGCCGTGAAACCCGTCGTCATCCGGCTGTCGACCGAGAACGCCGAGGTGGTCAAGGCGGCGCTGAAGGATCTGGGCGCCGACGGCCGGCGGGCGCTCGCCCAGATCGAATCCGCCGGCAAGCCCGCCAGCCGCGGCCTGCAGGCGGTCAACGCCGCCGCGCTGGAGGCGGACAGGGGGCTGGGACGGATCTCGGCGCAGGCCGGTGGCCTGAGCCGGATCACCGCCGCCATCGGACCCATCGGTATTGCCATGGGCGTGGTCGCCGGCGCCGCGACGGCGCTGGCCTTCGCGGCGCGCAATGCGACGGGCGAGATCGCGGCGATCGGGGATGCCGCCGACCGGGCGGGGGTGAGCGCCGAGACCTTCGAGGAGCTGCGCGCGGCGCTCTTCCAGGTCGGCCAGGGCGACAAGGCCGAGAGCCTCGAGACCGCGGTCGCGGCGCTGAACAAGCGCATCGGCGAGGCGCGTGCCGGCGTCGGCGAAGCGGTGCGGCTGTTCGGGGCGCTGAACATCCAGCTGGAGGATGCCGAAGGAGCCCGCAGCTTCGAGGATGTTCTGGGAGACATCGCCGACCGCTTCCAGGACATGGACCAGGCGCAGCGCCTGGCGCTGGGGCAGAAGCTGGGCGAGGAGGCCTTCCGCAGCCTGGTTCCGGTGCTGCAACAGGGATCCGATGGCCTGCGCGAGATGGCCGAGGAAGCCCGGCGGGTGGGGCTGGTGTTCGGCGGTGAGACGATCCGCCGCGCGCAGGAGATGAACGCCGCCTTCGAGCTGCAGTCCCGGATCATCGACGTGCAGCTGAAGACGGCCTTCCTGGAGGCGGGGCCCGCGCTCGTCACCCTGACCCAGAACGTGGCCGAGGCGGCGCCGGTGATCCTTGCCTTCGTGAACACGGTGGCGAGTGGCATTGCGGCGCTCGGCGAGCTGCTGGGGTTGACCGAACGGCCGCTGAGGCTGCAACTCGCGGACAGCGTTGCGGAATTGCGCGAGGTCCAGGATGCTATCGCCGAGATCGCCTCGGCCCCGGCGCCGACCGGTCCCCTGGCCGGATTTCTGGGCGGGCGCCGGACCGAGCAGCTGCGGCCGCTGCGTGAGCGCGAGTCGACATTGCTGGCGCAGACGCGCGCCATCAGCGAGCAGCTGGAAGGCCAGCGCGCGGCGGCCGAGGCGATGGCGCGGATCGGCCGTTTCGAGCCGATCCAGATCGACCTTGGCACCGGCACCGGCGGCGGGGGCGCGCAGGCGAGCGCGTTCCAGAAGGCGATCGAGCAGGTCGAGAAGCAGATCGAGCAGCAGCGCCTGGCGCGCCAGGTGATCGGGCTGACCGCCGGCGAGACCGCGCGGCTCAGGGCCGAGACGATGCTGCTGGCGGCGGCGCAGGCCGAGTTCGGCACCATCACCGAACAGACCCGGATCGACATCCACGTGCTGGCCGAGCGGCTGGCGCAGCAGACCCGGAGCACCCATGACGCGGCCGAGGCCGAGAAGCGCTGGGAGGAGGCGACCAGGCGCCGCGCCGAGGCCCAGGCCGAGGCGGCGCGCGTCACCACCGAAGCGATCGAGAGCATCGGCGACGTGATGGCGCAGGTCCTGACCGGGACCACCGACGCCTGGCGCCAGCTGCTGGCGGTCGCGCTGCAGGCGGTGGCCGGGTCCGGCCCTCTCGGCGGGCTCGTCAACCAGCTCCTGAATGTGACCGGCGGTGGCCTGATCGCGGCGATCGGCGGCATCAACTCGGTCCATGCCCCGGTGACGAGCCCGCTGCCGGTGCCGCGCCCCATGTCGCACCCCGGCGGCGCCTTCGGGGCCGATTTTACCATCGGCGGCGCCGGCGGGGTCGATTCGCGCCTCCTGATGATGCCGGTCTCGCCCGGCGAGCGGGTGCGGGTGGATTCGCAGCCCTCGCGCCGGGAGGCGGGCGCCGGCGCCTCGGTGGTGATCCACCAGAGCTGGGAGATCTCCGGCTCCGACGAGGCGGCGGTCGAGGCCGCGCTCGCGCGCCACCGCGGCACCTTCGCGCGCGACGCCGAGGCCGCCGCGATCCGGGCGATCCTGCGCGCCAAGCAAGGTGCCAGGGGCACGCTCGGGCGCCTGCTCTGAGAGGAGACAAGAGACCATGCCGCTCGAGCCCCCCGCCGCGCTGGCCGCGGCGCAGATCACGTTTCGCCTCTCGGACACCCAGTCGGAGAGCCGGAGCCCGTTCACCCGCACCAGCGAGCGCTTCGACTGGGGGCGCCAGATCTGGCTGGCCGAGGTGCGTTTTTCGCGGCGCCAGGCGGCCGCGGCGGCGGCGCTGCGCGGCTTTCTCGCGCGGCTCGGCGGCACCCGCGAGAGCTTCTGGCTCGGCGATCCGGCTGCCGCCCTGCCGCAGGGCACGCAGACCGCGGATTTCGTGCTGGCGGCGGGCGCGGCGCCCGGCGATGTCGCGCTCAGTGTCACCATGGGCGCCGGCGCGACGCTCAAGGCCGGCGACTATCTGCAACTCGGCGAGCGGCTGCACCTGATGACCGGGGACGCCACCGCCGACGGCTCCGGCGCGGCGACGCTCCCGATCTGGCCGGCGGTGCGCGACACGCAATCGCCGGGCGCCATCGTCAGGTCGACGAACGCGCGCGGCGCCTGGCGGTTGGCCGATCCCGACCGGTCCTACGCCGTCGCCCCCGCCGGCTTCTACACCGTCGCGCTCAATCTGGTGGAGGCGATATGACCCGGGCGCTGACGGCCGCCGTCGAGGCCGAGATCGAACTCGGCTATCACAGGCCGTTCCGGCTCTTCTTCGGCGACTTCCCGACGCCGTGGCGGACCTGGACCGGCTACGGGACGCTGATCTGGGGCGGCCACGAGTGGGTGGGGATCGGCGACGCGCTGAAGATGAGCGCCAGCGAGGAGACCGTCGATACCGGCGGCGAGGGGCTGGAGCTGGTCCTCTCGGGGGTCGATCCGGCCAAATTGTCGCTGGTGCTGTCCCAGGACATCTCGGGGCGCGACGTGGAGATCTGGTTCGGCTTCCTGGACGCCTCCAACGCCATCATCCCCGATCCCTGGCTCGAATATGCCGGCCTCGCGGATCTGCTGTCGCATACCGAGGACGGCCGTTCGGCGACCCTCGGCCTGCGCCTGGAGACGCCCTGGTCCGACACCGATGCGACGAATTTCCGCTACACCGACGCGAGCCAGAAGGGCCTCTTTCCCGGCGACGAGTTCTTCGGCTTCGCCGCCCGGCACTCGATCCAGCCCTCGACCTGGATCGTCAAGTGACTCGTCGAGCACGGGAGATTCCAGCCATGCGGCGGCGCGAGGACTGGCCGCGGCGCCTCGACGCCGTGCTGCGGGCGGCGCGGCGGCGCCCCTTCGTCTGGGGCGAGCACGATTGCTGCCTGTTCGCGGCCGATGTGGTGGACGCCATGTGCGCCACCGACCCCGCGGCCGCGATCGCGGCGCGGTTCCGCGGCCGCTACAGGACCTCGCGCGGCGCGCGGGGCCTGCTCGCCCGCCTCGGCGGCATCGACGGCCTGATGACGAAGGTGGCCCTCGGTCCCGAGGTCGCGCCCCTCATGGCGCAGCGCGGCGACGTGGTGGCGCTGGCGCCGCCGGAGGGGGACGCGGGCGCCGGGGTGATGCTGGGCATCTGCATCGGCGGGCAGATCGCGGGCGCCGCGCCCGCGGGGTTCTGCCTGGTACCGCTGGCGGCCGGCCGGCGCGCCTGGCGGGTGGGCGGGGGCGAGGCCGGGCCATGAGATATCGCCGCTTCGCGCTTCTGGCCGGCACTGCGCTGGCGGGGTGCCTTGCCGGGGGTCCGGCGCTGGCCGATCCGGTGACGATCGGGATCGCAGCCTTCGGCGCCTATGCGGCGGCGGCGGGCACTGCGGTCGCCACCGGGGTCGCCATCAGCGCCGCGCTGATCTCGACCTCGGCGATCGTCGCCGGCGTCATCGGCGGCGTGATGGCGGCGGCGAGCCAGCTGCTGGTCCCGCAGCCCTCGCTGGGCGGATCGGCGCTGAACCAGCAGGTCTCGAGCCAGCAGGCGGGCGAGCCGCGCCGGATCCTCTACGGCCGCACGAGGGTCGGGCCCTACCTGCCCTATCACGCGGTCACCGACGAGAACGGCAAGGACCGCAACCTGAACCTGGTGCATGTGCTGGCCGCGCATGAATGCGACGGGCTGGAGGCGATCTGGTTCGACGACGAGGAGGTCTGGAACCCGGCCGACGGCTGGGGCAGCTTCGGCGGCGAGGCCTTCAACGGGCGCGCCGACTTCGTGTTTCACGCCGGCACGGAGGACCAGGAGGCGGACGCGGACCTGGTGGCGAAGGTCGCGGAATGGACCGCGGCGCATCGCGGACGCGGCGTCGCCTGGGTCTATCTGCACCTGGTCGGCGCGTCCGACCTGTTCCCGCGCGGGGTGCCGTCGGTCACCTATGTGGTGCGCGGCGCCAGGGTCCGCGACCCGAGGACCGGCCTGACCGCCTGGTCGGAGAACCCGGCGCTGATCATCAACGACTGGGTGCTGACCTCGCGCTTCGGCTACCGCGAGAAGCCCAGGTTCTGGGACGAGGCCTCGGTGATCGCGGCCGCCAACATCTGCGACGAGCCGGTGGCGCTGGCCGAGGGCGGCACCGAGCCGCGCTACACGCTCAGTGGCGCCTTCACGGCGGATGTCAACAAGGAGGACGTGCTCAGGGGCATGCTGACGACCTGCGCGGGCCAGGTGCCGCGCGAGGGGCCGCGCCGGCGCCTGCTGGTTGGCGCCTACCGGACGCCGGTGGTCGAGCTCAGCGACGACGACCTGGCGGGCAAGGTCGACATCACCGCCGGCAAGCCGCGCCGCCAGACCTTCACCGCCGTGCGCGGCCGGTTCCAGTCTCCGCAGGCCAACTACATCCTGGACGACTACCCGGAGGTGGTCTCGGAGGCGCACGACCCGGCCACCGGCGACCCGAAGTACCACTCGCTCGACCTGCCCTTCACGCCCTCGGCGGCGACCGCGCAGCGGCTCGCCAAGCTGACGCTCCTCGCCCAGGCGGAGCGGATCACCGCCTCGGCGTCCTGGAAGCTGAAGGCATTGCGGCTCCGGGCCGGGGACACTTTTATGTGGACCTCCAGCCGCTACGGCTGGACGCGGAAGGTCTTCGAGGTCACCGATCGGGCGCTCGTCGTCGAGGGCGAGCCGCCCCGGATGTCGGTCTCGCTCACCTGCCGCGAGACCGGGCCGCAGGTCCACGACTGGACGGTGAGCGACCAGACACCCTATCTGGCCGGGATCCCGACCAACCTGGGCAATCCCTTCACCGCCGATCCGCCGGGCCTGTCGATCGCCGACGAGCTGCGTGCAATCGCCCAGCAGGTGGTGACCGTGCTGCTGGTGACGCCGACTTCGTCGTCGAACAACGTGGCCGGCTTCGAGGTGCAGGCCCGCAGGCTGGGCGACACGGCGCCGGTCAACATGGGCCGGGGCCAGTCCGGGCTGTTCGAGCTGCCCTTCGTGGCCGATGGCGAGACCTACGAGGTGCGCGCGAGGGTGATCACCATCGCCGGCGGGGCTTCGCCCTGGACGGCGTGGACCCCCTACACGGTGATCGGCAAGTCGGCGCCGCCCTCGGACGTGACCGGGTTCCGCATGGAGGCGATCGGGGCCGTCGCACATCTGAGCTGGGATCCGGTGCCCGATCTCGATCTCTCACATTACCGGGTGCGCCATTCCACCCTGACCGCCGGCGCCGGCTTCGAGGGCGCGCTCGACGTCGCCGCCAGGGTCGCCCGCCCGGCGACCTCGGTCGCGGTGCCGCTCCAGGCCGGCACCTATCTGATCGTCGCCTACGACAAGAGCGGCAACCGGTCTGCCAGTGCGAATGCGATCGTCACCACCGTCTCGGCGGTCTCGGGTCTGAACGCGGTCGAGACCGTCAGCGAGGCGGCGCCCTTCCCGGGCACCCATGACCGGACCATCGAGCTCGGCGGCGCGCTCCTCCTCGACCGGATGCCCCAGGCCCCGTTCATCGACGGGATCGCGGATGTCTCGGCGGTCACCGACTGGAGCGCGATCGGCGCGGGCGACACCTGGCCGGACGGGCGCTACCGGCTTGCCGGCACCGTCGATCTCGGTGCCGTCTACACCAGCCGTCTCACCGCGGCGGTGACCATGTCGCGCTTCGAGAAGGGGGTCGGGGTCGACGGCGTCCGGGACGTCTCGGCGCTCGAGGACTGGAGCCAGCTCGGCGCTAACCTGACCCGCCTCGACGATATCAACACCTGGCTGGAGCTGCGCTCGACCCCGGACGATCCGGGCGCTGCGCCGGCCTGGTCGGACTGGATGGCGTTCCGGGCCGGGGACTACCGGGCGCGGGCCTTCGAGTTCCGCCTGGTGCTGACCAGCGCGAACCCGGAGGCAAGCCCGAGCGTGTCCGGCGTCACGGTCAGTGTCGACATGCCGGACCGGATCGCCGCCGGGCAGGACATCTCGTCGGGCGCTGCCCCGAAGGTGGTCGGGTTCATCCCGGCCTTCCGGGCGCTGACCTCGGTCGGCGTGACCGCCCAGGACATGGCCAGCGGCGATTACTGGGAGATCACGGCCAAGTCGGCGACCGGGTTCACCATCACGTTCCGGAACGCGGCCGGCACGCCGGTCGACCGGATTTTCGACTACCAGGCCCTCGGCTATGGAGAGGCGGCATGAGCCAGAGCGATTTCGTGATCGAGACGATCGCGGTCAACGGCAACGACTTCGCGGCCGACGTGCAGGCGGCTTTGCGCGCGGCCGTGACGCTGAGCGCCGGGACCGGCGACCCGCCCGCCACCTATCCACAGCAATGGAAGCTCGACACCGGGGCCGCGCCCTGGGTGCTGAATGTCCGCAACGCCGCCAACGACGCCTGGATCCCGGTCATCGAGATCGACGACGGCGACGACGAGGTGCGCCTGATCGCCAAGCTCCTCACGATGACCGGCCAGATCCTCGCCGCCGGGGGCACGGTGGGCGCGCCGGGGATCGCCTTCTCCGGGGATCCGGACACCGGGATCTACCGGATCGGCGCCAACAACCTCGGCCTGGTCGCCAACGGCGCCCCGGTCCTCGAGATCGCCGACCGGATCGCGCTCTTCCGCAAGCAGGTCCGCAGCTCCGTGCTGACGCTGACGAGCGCGACCGCGATCGCGGTCGATCTCGCGGCCGAGAACGTGCAGCTCGTCACCCTCGACCACAATGCCACCTTCACCCTCTCCGGCGCCGCCCTCGGGCAATGGGCGACGCTCTGGATCCGGCAGGGCGCGACCGGCGGCACCGCCGCCTGGTCCGGCGTCACCCGGTGGCAGGGCGGCGGAGCCGCGCCGTCGCTCTCGACCGTCACCGGCGATTACGACGTGGTCAGCCTCTTCGTGCCCGAGGCTGGCGTCGTCGTCGCCAGCCACATGGGGCCCTGATGCATCCGCTCGCACGCATGTGGGGCGGCGTGGCCCCGATCGAGATCATCGCCGAGGACGTGGGCAATGCGGTGACCGGCGTCAGCACCGCGAACTTCACCCTGATCGCCGTCGGCGCCGAGGCCGCGGGAAAGACGCTCATCTGCGCGCTGACCCATTCCTCGAACACCTCCGCCGCGGTCACCATCACCAGCGTGACCGTCGATCCGGGCGGCGCCGCAATCCCGATGACCAGGGTCGCAGAGGGGCTCGCCACCGACGAGACCGAGACCCATCGCGCCGCCATCTATGTCGCCGACATCTCGGCGATCGCCGGCGCGACGGTCACGATCCGGGTCATATCGACCGGCACCGCGGAAGGCTTCGGGCTCGACGCGGTGAGCCTCCGGCATCTGCGCTCGCTGACACCGACATCGCTCAGCCAGCACCAGCAGGCGAGCGGAGCGGCCATCACCACCGACGCAGTCGTCTCCGGCCTGGCGGGCGGCTTCGTCATCGGCTGCGCACTCAACGACATCACCGGCAACCCGGCGACCTGGAGCAGCCTGACCGAGCAGGACCAGTCAAACACCGGGGGCAGCGGCCGGGATCATGCCCGGACATCGGCCTGGGACCTGCTGCCGAACGGGCGGGCGGCGGCGACCGAGACGGTGACCTGGTCGACGGGCACCTCGGACACCAGCGCGATCGCGGTCGCGGCGTTTCGATAGGAGCAGGCAATGATGCGATACCGGATCAGGCGCGCGGCAGATGGCGGCCAGGCCGCCGACGTCGGCCCGCGGGAGGGGTTCACCATCGCCAGGGTCAGCTATCCGCCCGACTGGCTCGCGCGCGGCGGCGCGGTGCCCGGCCACGACGTCGTCGCCTACGACCCGCCGAGGCCGCCCCCGCCGCCGCCGCCAGCGCGCTGGCGGGTCGATTACCTGACCCTGCTCGACCGGCTCCCGGACGCCAACGCCGAGGCGGTTGCCGCCTTCGTCGAAGGCCAGCCGGCCAAGCGGCGCGAGCGCATCCGCCAGCAGGGCGTCTGGTCCGACGACCAGGCCCTGCGGGCCCGCCTGGCGCAGGCGGGCGAGGATCCGGACCGGGTGCTGGCGCTGTAGCGCGGCCCATCCCCCAACCTGCGGCGCCAGATCAGGCCATAGGCGGAGTGAGACCCATGACCCTATCCCGAACCGAAGGCGGCCACGTCCGCATGTCCGAGGCAGACCCCGGATCATGGTCCGGGGCGGATGCTGGATCCCTCTCCGGGGGATCCCTGTCCGGGGGATCCCTATCCGGGCCGGGCTTCGAGGCGATGCTGGCGCGCGCCGCCGAGCAGGGCGCCCGGCGGGCGCTGGCCGATGTCGGGCTCGAGGGGCCCGAGGCCGCCCTCGACATCCGCGACCTGCGCGCACTGCTCGATTGCCTGCGCTTCGTCCGCCGCACCGCCGTGCAGACCGCTGTGCGGCTCGTCACCACCGGTGTGATGCTGGCGCTCCTCACCGGCATCGCCGTGAAGCTCAGGGTGTTCGGGCCGGGGCCGTGAACGCGGCACGCCGATCCCGATCGATCCATTGAACTCTGCCAACCCGCCAACCGGCGGGGTGAGCCGCGGTTGATCCGCTGGTTCAACGGAAAGGTCCGGCGGACTTGTCCGAGCGGAGAACGCGCCCCGAGCCCCCGCGAGGGGCCGGGGCATTTTTGGAGGATCCCATGACGACAAGCTTCTACCGCCACTGGCGCGATGTCCCCGAGGGGATCTGGCGCTGGCCCAATTTCGCGCCCGCCGAGATCGCCTGCCGGGGCACGGGCAAGCTGCTGATCAACGCGCCCGCGCTCGACAAGTTACAGGCGCTGCGCGATCGGCTGGGCAAGCCGCTGATCGTGCGCTCCGCCTATCGCAGCCCCGAGCACAACCTCGCCGTCGGCGGCGCAACCCGCTCGAAGCACCTCGACGGCGCCGCCTTCGACATCGCCATGGCGAACCACGATCCGGTGGCCTTCGAGGCGGCGGCGCGAGAGATCGGCTTCCTCGGCTTCGGCTTCTATCCGCGCTCGGGTTTCATCCATGTCGACCTCGGACCCGCCCGCCAGTGGGGCGACCGGTTCCCGGTCCGAGAGACGGCCTTCGCGGCGGAAATCCCGCCTGCGCGCGAAGTGCTGGCCGACAGCCGCACCATGAAGGGCGGCGGCGCGGCCGGGCTCGCCACCGTCGGCGCCGCCGGGGTCGAGGTGGCGCCGGACGTGCTGGCTGAGACCCAGGCCGCGATCCAGCCGCTGGTGCCCTGGCTCGACACGCTGCGCTGGGTGTTCATCGCCGTCGCGCTCGTCGGCATCGCGGTCACGATCTACGCCCGCTGGGACGACTGGCGCCAGGGGAGACGCTGACATGGCGGCGATGATCGCGACGGCCCTCGCCTGGCTCGCCGGCAACCGGCGGACGCTGATCGCCGCAAAATGGGGCGCCATCGCGCTCACGGTGCTGCTGTTCCTGCTCTCGATCCGCCGCGCCGGCGAGCGCGCCGGGCGTCTGGCAGAGCGCCTCGAGACCATGGGGAAAGCCAATGATGTCCAGCGCCAGATGCTCGAAGCCGCGGCTCGTCGTCCTCGCGGTCGCGGTGAGTTGGCTCAGCGGTTGCGCGACGGTCGGTTCTGA